CGCTCACGTATCTTTGACCAGGCTCTAGTGCCTCCATTGGCTCTCGCTGACTTAGCTGCCATCAGTGATAGCCATTAGCTTGGAAGAATCTCCATGCGTTGCACATAGATCCGTAGCGTCCTTTAATGTATCGAAGAGACCAGTCAATCTGCTTATAGCCATCTAGATTCTTATAGGTTTCATTACGCATCTGGCCGATGCCCCAGTGTGAGCCGTTGCGAGCCTTTGGATTCCACTGACGATTCTCTTTGTTTATCAGCTTATAGAAGCATTGATACTGCTCATCATTAACAATCCTTGAATGTGCATAAAGCTTGAATGAATCGCTTTGTGTAGCTGCTTTCGCTTCTGTTGTTGTGGATACTGTCAAGATCACGATTGACATAGGAATAGCCAATAAGTTTTTATTTTTAATCTTTATATTTATCATCTTTTTATTTATCTTTATTTTCAAGATATTATCTTTCAAGTATAGCGATGAATCCTGACATTGTGTCAAGGATTGAGGTCGGTGTGTCGCATCGTCCACAGATGCCTGTGGATAAGTCTGTGGATAACTATTCAAGGCCAGCCACCAACGAATCATCGACTAGCTTGACCGAGAATGCACCGCAACCTGAGCATTGAGCGAACCATTCGTGCATCGTCAATTCGGCTCCCTTTGTGATTAGGTGTTCTTTACGCCCATCACCATAGAGCTTCTTGCATATTGAGCAATCAAATCGCAGCAGTGGCATATTCGCTCCTGACCAATGTTTCAATCGGATTTAGATTGGCCTGATCGACCCACCAGGAATCCTGACGCGGATTCTTAAACCGCTTGCGCCTAGCAAAGGCTACTGGAAGCCAGCCTGCGATGTGATAAACCGGCGACTTGCCAACGACCAGAACCGCGATGTCAGTCTCACGATCATTCGGATAGACGATGAGATTGCCACCTACATAAGACGTCCAGCGCACTTCTAGCCCTTGACCGACATCAGCTCCTCGCTTGCCATTTGATAGGTTGATGTCATAGTCAAGGCCAAAGTATCTGGCCACAATCATTTCAGCTCCTAGACTTTCGGCATATTCCGTTACCTGTTCGTGATTGTTTAGCTTGGAGTTGTAATGAATTGTCGTACCAAGTTGGCCACTGTATGAGAACACAACATCGACGGCTCGTTTGTGAATTGCCCATTCATCAGCTGCGCTTATTGTCATTTTCTGCATTCAGCGCAGAACCACAACACGGGCTCTCCTCCGACGGCTTTTAGATAACCGGCACGATCTAGCATTTCAATGCGCTTGCAGTTGTCACAGTTTTCGACTTTGTATTCTGCGACTATTTTGCCATCGATAAGAGTGCGACCAATCATCGTGTCCACATCAATCATCTCAGTTACGCGGCTCATACCTGTGGCCTCCACTGTCCATCAGATCCGAGCATGTACCAGGCTGGCGGACACTGCTTAGCCTTAACCTTTTCAGAACACATATAACCGCCCCAGCCTTTATTAGTCTTAGCTGATGTGCCTTCTCGCCAAATCATGTGACCATGAGAACACAGAGGAGCAGCAGCTACCTGAACGCCGCCTAGTGTCTCTTTGATGGTGTCGATAGCTACTCCAAGAGTTGGAATGCCTGCCTCTTCTGCCTCTTCGCGTGTCTTAAACGATGGCACGTCTCCGTGCTTTGTGTTCCAATAGTCATAATCCTTCGCGCTATCTTGAACAATCTTTGGATCGATTCGCTCAACCTGTTGCATATTCTGAACTGTTGGACGCTTATCAGATCCAAGTACCAGACCTACGCAACGGCCAATCGCTGATGTGACTGTGTCCTCAACGAACCACTTCTTCATCTGGACGTTGTAGGTGTTCACGTTGCCGAATGCGTAATCAATACCGGCTGGCTCTTGGTCGTCGTAATGGCGATATACACGGCATTCGACTAGGACATAGCCCTTCTCCAGGTTGATGTCCATGATTGATGTGTGGATCTTGCCGTCTTTGTGTGTAGCCCAGAATCGCTGAATGCGTGCAGCTACATCTTCGTAGTTATCTAAGAAACTCACTTGGACACCGCCTGAGCTGATGCGTGACGGCCTACGGCTCGACCGCGTTGATAGCCTTCTTTGTGGCCTTCTTTGTAGCCCATTGAATAGCTGACAATCGCCCAAAGAATACAGGCGAGCGCCATAATAAAGAATAAGCCGATTTCACTTGTTGTCATTTTTGCTCCCGTGGGAGCCTTGTCGAATGCTCCCAGATACAGAGTGACATCTATGTCCGACATGGTCAAGAATCAAGCGTATTTTTCGGCGTGTCCTCGCTCTGTTTTTGTTTTGCTTTGAGTCCATTACCAGCTAGAACGCCGCCAAGTGAGCCAGTTAAGAAAATGGCTAACGTCTTAAGTAAATCTATGAAAGCTGCATCGTTAGGTGCTTGTCCACCGATTGGCTGAGTAACAAAGATAAGTGCGTAAGTGATACCTAGTGTGACTATGAGAAATACTGCCGCAAGTGTTGATCCAATGATAAGGATAAGCTGCGCATGGACGTCTTCTGGATTACGGCGTCGTGCCGGCTTCTGGATAGAATGATCCAATGATGTCTTCAGTGCAAGTTCCAGTAGCGATGCACGCTGGCTTCTGACATTCTGGTTTCTCCCAGTTTTCATAGACTTGGCACTCATATCTAACCGAATCTCCTAAATTGCAGGAAGATAAGGCTAGCAATAACAAGCCCAGCCCTATCCACCGCCACACTTATTTCTTGCCGAGTCCGTAAGCTGCATCTTTTGGATTAAGAAACTTGGCCGCTGGGGCTAATAGCCCAGCAAGAAAAGCATTGACCAAGACTTTTGGATCCGAAATGCCAGACATATATAGAGCTGCAACGGCCGAAATTGAAGCCCTCAACCAAGATGCTCCTGCTGATTTTAATTCGTTCATTTTTTTTTCTCCTTTGGCTTCGCCTTTTGGATTAGCTCAACCACTGGATATTCTCCTGCATAGGTTGTCAAGCGAGCGCGAGCGAAACCAACGATTTCTTTGCCGATGTAGCGTTGCTTAACCATCACCATTCCGCCGTTGCGTTGATCTCCAGTGCCGGACGTATTGCCTTCGATGCAATAGACGCTCGTTGCGCCAACCTTGACCACGATTCCGATGTGGCTAATGCGATCAATGCCATCGTGTGGAAAGTCCATAAAGCATAAATCTCCAAGCTGCGGCTTATCATCAATCCAGCGTCCAAGCTCTTTCATCTTATGAGCTCCAGCAGCCGTTGAAACCATTGACGGAATCTTGACTTTTGCCTGGTCAAAGACCCAGTTGCAGAAGGATCCGCACCAGGGCAATCCATCGGCCTTTGTGAACTTGCCGTATTTGGTCAGATTCTCGCCAGTCTCGACTGTGCCGACTTCAGCTAGTGCAACTTCAATAATCCGTGCAGCAGTGCCTTCAGGATATGTCATCGCGTTCCCAGACTGGCATAATCCATTGACAGGTTGTTTCATCAAATCCAAGATTGCCTTCTGGCTCTGGCGCGATAAAAGCATCTCTGGCTTCGTCATAAGTAAAACCTATTCCTGCATAGTTAAATCTTATGTTGGCATTGTAGGAAGTGCGCTTGCAAAGTTGTCCTCTAAAGTTTCCGTACCAAGTTTCTGGATCTAAACCTTCAATAGTTTCAGTTTCGTCAATACCAACAATAACTTCTGTCACAAGGCCGTCTGTAATAAATGCATAGTGTGCCATTATGCCCAACTCACATTTCCAGTGCCAGCAGTAATTGTGGTAATTTTATTGCTGCCACTTGTTGATGTTGATCCAGTCAAACCAGCGCCGATTGTAATTGTTTTAGTGTCAGCATATTTGAGAATCACAATTCCCGAACCGCCATTACCGCCACTGGTGTTAATTCCACCGCCACCGCCACCGCCTGTATTAGCCGAGCCAGCAGAATCGGATGCTCCGCCGCCACCTGTTCCAGCCGTTCCACCGTTACCTGCACCACCGCCAGCATAAGTAACAGAGCTACCAGTAATCGATACAGCTACGCCATCTCCGCCGTGTTTGCTGCCGTCTGTATTGCCCGCCTCGCCAGCACCACCGCCACCAGCAGCAGTACCGTTACCGCCTGCATATCCTTGATTAGCAGTTCCTGCACCACCGGTACTGATTCCGGAGCCACCACCAGAGCCACCGCTATTTGGGCTATACCACCCGCTAGCGAATACACCAGCACCGCGACCACCGCCTGTAGAAGTAACTGTGGACAATACTGAGTTGCTCCCATTAGTTGCTATAACTGAATTGTGCTGACCACCAACACCACCAGCACCAACGGTTACGGTGTAGTTAGTGGAAGGAGAAAGATTTAGTGCAGTTTCTAAAGAACCACCACCGCCTGTGGTTGTAACAGTTGAACGAAGTCCACCAGCACCACCACCGCCTGCTTCGGCGGTTTCAACGGCACCACCACCGCCACCACCAGCAACAACAAGATAATCAACGGCAAATGTTCTAGGCCTTCCACTACTAGACATAATTCCAAGCATCGGAGTCATTATGCAATATCTCCAAAAACAATCCAAGAATTAGCAGCTAATTTTTTACAAGTTGCACCTGAGTTAGCCACACGCAATTTAGGCGTGGCACTTGTTGCACCCGTTGAAATCACTGTTGTTGTACCTGGAGTGACTGCGCCGATTGTTGGCTGACCTGCACCAGTAATCCAGAACACATTGATTTCTGTGCCAACTGCAAAGTTAAAAGTTGCATCGGTTGGAATGTTGAATTGCTGAGTTGCAGCGTTATTCATCGAGAAGATATTGCCTTCATCGCCAGAGGCGAATGTGTATGAAGCAGTCTTGGCAGAATACGTTGATGGAATTACATCTGGATCAATCCAAGTAAAAGCCATATTGGTAGCTGATGTCTTTGACAACACTTGACCAGTTGTTCCACCAAGTAGATATTGCATCGATGTATCAACGCCCTGCCCGAATACATTGAAATCTGCTGGAAGGTCAGTTACCAGATCTGTTGCAGTCGGCATGACCCAGCCGAAGTAGGTTGTTGGATTAGCCATTCTTTGTTCCTTTCATCATGAGACGATTGTAGCGTTTGCCCAATCTAAAGTCGGCGACACGGTATTCCATGCTTCCGTTATTGGTACGTCATTCCAGCGCATGGCATTGAGCGAATAAGCCAATGGCGACATGAGAAGAGTGATGTCAAGCTGATTGTAAGAAGCTCTGAAAGTCCAGCCTTCCACAAAGCCTTGGAAGGTTCCAGACGACATATTTGGCGGAAGGTCATTCAAAGCTATTGGCTGACCCATAAAGATATTGATTAGGTCGTCACGATCTGCATTGTCTAGCTCTGGATTGGTCAATGCGTAAGTAATGGAATCAAAGATTGGCTGCGGATAAGCACGCAGTGCAAGATAGAACGCAGCTTGATCTTCGGCATCGTGTAAGTGTCGCAAGGTCGTTGTAAAGATTTGTGATAAATCGCCATAGATTGCAATAGATGCTGGATCTGTGTCGCTGACTTGATTTGTCGAGTTTTGGCCGTAGCTGATTGTGATGTCATTTCTGACATCGCCCGCCCTTGTCTTTATGGTGATGCCTTGCCCTAGCGCGTGATTAGCAGTGAGATCCGTGTATCCATTAGCTGCAAGGTAATTCGTCCGGTGAGTCGAATCTGCATAGGAAATAAGGCCGGAAGCGTCCTCGTATAAATAACCTAGACCGCTACTGGCGAGCGCGGCGACTAAGTCATAGATGATGATGCGATCTGATGAGCGTTGCGCCAGCTCATAATTGCCTGGAGTGTCAATCTCACCAAGTCCGTTATTTTCAGCATCTTGCCATTGAACAGTCGGATCATAGGTTGCCCATGTGAGAGCTGCTGGAACCTGTTGCCATTGAGCTAATAAGACTTCGCGCAAGATTGTTTCTATCTGGTCGCCGTCAAAGTCATGAGACAAGACGCCATCTGTGAGAGCCTTCTGAAGCCTTGCAAGGGCTCCTAGAGCGGTGATGGTGACTTCCTGAGTGTATGCGCTAGAGCCAACCTGAGAGACGCTTACGGCAATATCCACCACTGATCCGCCAAAGATTGGCACATAGACCGCCGATGTGTCCTGGACTTCAATCGAGATTGTGTCGTTGATTTCGTACGGTAATGTAGCTTGATTGAAGACGATGAGATTGACTGAGCAATAACCGGCTTGAGCCTGCTCATAGATATTTGTGCGTCCTGATGTGATTGTCAGATTGGCCAACACAGAGTCGGTGACATCAACGCCGTCAATTTTAACGCGCCAGACTGGAGCCCACTGTGTCATTAGATTGCCTGAAGTGCGGACGCTCCGCCAGTGCCACGATAAAAGGAATCGTTAAGAGCCTTAATAATTGTGCGAGCAGTGCCTTCGGCATCGATTGCGCCATTGACTGTGAGATTGATTCGGGCAGCGTTCTGAGAATCTGTAAAACCGCCGCCGCCTTGAGCAGCTAAACGCGCCGCATTCTGTGAATCGGTAAATCCTCCGCCCACGCGAACTGCTCCTGAAACGGCTGAAGTGACGCCAGCCGATGATGTTGTTGTAGATCCTGTTCCGGTCGAAGCCGTAACACTTGGAACGGAGATTGTAGGAATGCTAGGTGTTGCAGTAGTTGTTTTTGGAATTGTGACATTTGGAACGCTAATTGATGGAGCTGAAATCTGAGAGACGTTAGGCAAGAATGGAATGGAGTTGTACACACGAATAAGAGCGTTAATTCCAGCCACGGCTCCAGAGATCAATGCGTTTAGGCCAGAGATGACCGCCCCGATGACGTTGATGATTCCGCCAGCGATTTCGCCAACAACCTTGAAAGCTCCTCCTAAGACTGTGACTAGAACCGGCACGACGTATTTTTGAACGAATCCAATAAACTCTGTGAAAGCTTCTTTGTTGTCGTCGATTGCTTTTGTGATTGGCTTAAAAAAGTCAGCGAATTTTCCAAGTGCCGGCACAACCTCATTTACAACGAATTCGACTAGTCGCTGAATGATTGGCAGAAGTTGCGCACCGACTGATTCTTTCGCTTCATCGAATGTGACTTTGAGAATCTGAAGTCGTCCGGCGAATGTGTCTGCGTTAGCTGCGGCCGCTCCACCGAATAGATCCGAAAGCCTTGTCTGCGTCTCTTCGAATGACATCGCCTTGAGCTCTGCTGAAGATAGTCCGATGCCTAGTTTGCCTAGAGCTGCGGTGTTGCCGTCGTATGCCTTACCAAGTGCGTTAGCTACTGAATCCAAGCCTTTGCCAGTAGCTTGAGAAATGTCCAAAGCAAGATTGAGAAGATCCTGAGCCTTTGTGACGTCGTTTGTTGATAGCGAAAGTCGCTGCAAGGCTGGA